TATAAAAAAAAGCAATTTTATTTCTTGCCAGAAATTTCACATTTAAAATTCCTCAGTGTATACATCGAAAATCTTTTCAAATATACCACCTCCAATTTTCTCGCGTGGATCCAATTTCAACGCCCATTCCTCCTTAGTCCCTGTATAAAATGATTTGAAATACTCAAAATCATCTAATATACAAGCCACTACATCAGTGAATACGCTCAGATCGTCCACTTTCCGGCCTAATGTGTGTGAATATCTTTCACATGCAGCCTCATTTACCATAGCTCGTACTTCTGGATCGCTGTATTTGTAATGCAACGACTTCCACGAGTCATGTATTTGTCTTAAATGATCTTCTCCCTGAATATCATTTCTACCAAGTCTGACCACACACTTTACTGGGTCAGCAATTGTAGTCCATCCGTTCTTAGTCAATATAACAAAGCGAGAACTGAAATACATTGAACTACTGAAGCTCAATGGCTTCAGCTCAATGTTTAACACTTCTCCAGCCTCCTGAGACTTGTCAGCCACAATGTGGTCTGCAGGAAATGCACATATATTGTCGTCACCACCAACTATGACCATCAACGCTTTCTCTATGTCGTATAGATAACATATCACCATTAACATAACTAGAGTGTTTCCAAACCAAGTCAATGGATCACCTGATCTTCGTTGAAAGGCTACCTTGTAGCTTACACCCCATTTTGGGGATGACAACCTACAAATTTCATGATATGCTCTCCACAGCTCAATCATGTGTTCGCTCATTCCAAACTTAGCAAATAGTTTACACTGGGCATCTAGCATTGTCTCATCCTGACTTTTATCAAATTTTCCGACATCCAACTCCAGCACTGTAAATTCACGATGGGATAAAAGGTTGTCTATTACTGAATCCAATTCCTCCCAGCTCATTCTTGTGTTAAATGCTATGTTTGGCAACAAACAAGCCAATACCTTTACCAACATTGCTTGAAAGATTGGAGCAAACACACTGGACCAAAATGGTGACATTGCAGTCACCAATTGTCCCACTGTTATTTGTTCAGTCTGTCCATCATCTAACTTTGACTTGTGGTCACCACGCTGGTGCACCATGTAGTTCGCACCATTTGACAATTCTGTTAACTCTCTCACTATTGCCTCCTTCTTTTGTGGTAATCTACTTGTAAACCACTGCACATCACTTTGCACATTGTCTAATGGCAAAGAAATGTTCATCTCTTCCAGCTTCTTCACATCAAAAGCTTTCTCCAATGTCTTATTAACTAGTTCATCAGAC